ATGCTAGACTCAGAGGTTGATAAGTTGAACAAACTACTGGCTGTGTCAGTAGGTGTGTCACTTCATCAACCTCTTTTTTGTAAAATTTACGGTATGAAGCCTCGTTTCAAAGCACCTAGATTGGTTATTCCATCTCCTGAAAGTAAAGATCAGCGCTGGGTAATTAAGTTTTGGGTGTATGATGCCGAAAAAAAGAAACAAGTTCTAGTACGAGACGTTGGTTTCAATCATATCAAAGACCTCAAGAAACGTCGGCATGTTGCCGAAAGACTCATGGCTCAGTATCTGGAAGAGCTTAAATCAGGAGCGCATATAAACCGAAGTTTATCGGCAAAACAAGATTCTGAACAAAACGCTGTTAAAGAAAAAAAAGAAAAGGAATCTCTAAAAAGTCAGATTTCTCTTGTTGATGCGGTAAATAGTGTTGTGGCTAGAAAGTCTTCTAAAAGTGAGTCAACAAAGAGAGATTATGCCTACTTCGTCAGGTATTTATTTGAATGGCTCAAAGATAATGGCAAGGCAAATATTCGCCTTTCTGAATTCGATTTAGAATTGGCAAGAGAATACATGCATCATTTTCTTACAACTAGAAAAGCATCTCCACGCTATCATAATAACGCAAAGACCTATTTGGGTACAATTTTTCGTGAACTGGAAATGAATGGATACCCTATTGAAAACCCATTCAAACATATTCCCAAGTTAAAAGAAGGTAGAGGAAGGAATCATGCTTATGATAAAGCACAGCAGAACGCCATTATGGAATTGGCAGCGAAGCAGCTACCAGCGCTCATCCCAGTATTGAAAACCATGTATTATACCTTGATGCGCGAGGCTGAACTGATTCGCCTTCAGGTGAAAGACATTTATGCCCTTCATCCAAACAGGATCTACCTGCCAGGATCAAAATCAAAGAACTCGCAAGAACGCCATATTGAAGTTCCGGAGGAACTCGCCAAGGTTTTTGAGGAAATGAAGGTGAAGGAATTCCCAGATGATTATTACGTATTTTCTGATAACACGTTAACCCCTGGCCCAAAGATGTACACCGTAAAGAAACTAGGCGCGCGGTATTCCATTAATATTGGACTAAAACTAAAGTATGGCCCGAACTATACTCTGTACTCCTGGAAGCACACTGGAGTGGCTGAGGCAAAGCTTGCAGGCATAGACGATGCCTATATCATGATGCAAGGCGGCTGGTTAGATGTGGGTGCTTATAATAAGTACCTGAAAAGCTTGGCGCTGATGGAAAACACGGAATTCAGAAACAAAATGCCAAAGCTTGGCGAAGGACGAATAAAGAATAGATAGCCTCCCCCCCAGTGGACTATCCAATTGCTTCTGCAGCCTCGTCAATAAAATCTCTCAAATTATTTAATTCAGCTATTCTCTTCACATGGCATTTACACTCCACAGCATCCTTGTGCTGGGCTGCTTCCGCTGCTAAAAGCAGCACTTCACGTAAATCTTCAGAATAAGAATTTAGCGTATTGAAATTTAGATCATGTCGCTGAAGTAGTTCAGCAATTTTGGTTAGCTGCAGTATTTTCATATTCATAATTATTTAGGTATTGACTCTAACGTAAAACCATGCCGTACTAGTGGCCGTCTTAAAAAAAATCCCCGGGAAACCACTCACCGGGGATTTTATTCTAACCTAATAATCCAACGCTAATTTACGGAGGACGTTGCAATAGTTTTGTCACATTTGTGTCAAAATTTCAACTTAATCAGCCAAACGAACTTCTTTAAGTCCGGACTCCACTTGAAATTAAATTCTTGAGAAAGAATCGCTACGAAATCATCAATGCTGTAATCGGCACGATAAAATTCCTGAAATGCTGTGTAAAGCTCCTCTGAACTTACATAGTCAGATTCTTCAACGGAGTTTGTCTGGACATAATGTTCCTGAAACTTTGAAACCATGGTCATCAATACTTCGTCGACCGTGTTCGTTTGATCAAGATTAGAATCTGAATCGTCTGTTGGTACTTTGTTGCTCCTACCCTTCCTGGAAGAGTGATGCGGTGATTGTGAGTTTGACATAATTTAATAGAAAAAGAGCCCGGTCGGGGTCAAACTCACAATCTGCGGAGCAAACTGAAATTACCCTTCTCAGGGGCACGACCGGGTTTATTTTAAAACTTAAAAAGTTGGCAAAGAATATTTGCTCCATATAGATATAATGAGTTTGACAAGGGCAAAAGTAAAAACTTTGCTCGAAGAAATCGAATAAAATTGAGGGGGCTAGTCGCCCAGGGAGCAAAGACTATGGATAACCTACGAACCAAGCACCCTTAAGAACCAATTCATTGGCTCTTGGCTTGGTTGACCAATAAATACTTGTATCTCCAGGGGAGTAGATCACTACTTCTTCAGGTGAGGCTGTCGTATTTGAATAAGCATAGATATATGCAAAATTATCCTCTTGAAACACAAAAGTATCGGAACTAAAGCTTCCTTTCATGGATACAGTATCCCATTGGCCATCCGGCAGGTTGTAGACAATTTCACAGTCTGCACATGTTGCAGAATAGGCAACGGAATACGACTTCAATTGCTTCGGCGCAGACTCCTCTTTCATGCAGCCAAGCATGGCTAAAGAAAAAACCAATAATAAAGTGACTGTCTTCATCGTCGTGAAATTACGTAAAAACTATTGAAAAGTTTCAAAATGCACCTCCTCCATTAATAAACTGATTCTCGCTATTCAACTCCTCCAGCTCTTCGGCTTGTTCATTACCAATTACGGTTATGGCCTTAACCGGCTTTTGTAGTTGAGTCTTTAATTCCATCATAACGCGGGTATTCATCTCAATCATATGTATGAGCTCGGCAGTATATTCGGTTTGCGGGTTTTCAAGTGATGAGCCAGAAGATTCTGAAGGCGGTGCTGCAGTGACTCCACCTAAAGCAAAACGAGGATAGTTGGCCGCTTGCATCACCTTATTGTAGTCGAGGCGTGGCTGCTTGCCAAAACGAGGAAACTGAATAGGTGCCCCGTTGCGATTAAGTGAGCTATGAAGTAAGGAATCAACTAAATCCCTATTATTCCTATACGTGTTCCGACTCAAAATCATATAAGGCTCTCCACCTTCCATCTCTCCTACCTTTTGCCTGGTAGTTGAGTTGATGAGATCTATTCCTCCAGAAGCGTGACTCGGACCGTCAGGAACCCCGCCAATTAGTCGACGAGCACCTTTGCTAAACTTCGGGGGCTTCTGAGCTGCTATAATTGCTATCTGAGCAGCCGCGGCAACTCCAGCAGCAATGGCATTGGGCCAATTTGGTAGGGCCTTAATTGTAGCTAAGGCGCCGGCAATAACAGCTTGAAAAAGCGAGGCCCGCTTTTCTGCCTGCCATTGCTGAAGTTTGAGCTGGTTCTCTCGATTACGTTGCGATTCTGCTAATTGCTGTTTCTTACGCTGGTAATCTTCTTCAATTTTAGCTTTCTGAGATTCCGTGAGGCTCTTCCGAGATAGATCTCTTTGCATGGCGGCATCAAGTGAAGCCATTTCTCTCTCACCACGTTCTTGATTTGCTTGAATCGCCTCATCATTCTCTTGTCTTCGGTTGTTCGAGACGATTTGAGAAATGGCACCAAATACCTGCTCGCCCTGGCTAAGTAAATACTGTCCCATCGCCTGGCGTTTTTGTCGTTCGTATAGATCAACCGCATCTATGCGTTGCTTCTCAATTTCTGCAAGTAGCTCTTGATTCTCATGCGCTTTCTCCCGCATATCATCGTATTTCGCATTGAGCTGTGCTAACTCATCTCCTTGGGCATCGCGGCGCATACGGAGAAGCTCCTCTTCAACAGATTTTTCCTCCTGCAGACGTTTTTCGTTTGCCTTGGCCTCTTCCTCTTCTTTTTTATTCCGCTCTTTTTCCTCCTCCTCTGCCTTCTTATCGCTGTACTTCTTATCAATGAGCTCAATTTCTTTTTGCTTCAGCTCTTCAAGTTGGGTGATATCCTGTTTCAAGCGTTTGCCTTCATCAATAATCTTTGCATACTTCAGCTGAACGGCAAATACCTCACGCTCTTGTCCTTCCAAACTGGAAGTGGCCACTTCTTCATTAAGTCTGCTTAGATCGTCTAGGTACTTTTCTAAATCGCGCTTTTTGGCATCTAATAGGCGTTGTGCCTCCTTTCCTGATTTTTCATTCGCCTCTTTTTCAAATTTCTCCCGAGCTTCGAGAATTCCCTTGGCCATTGCCGATTGGGTATTCGTATTATCTGCTGCAATCTTTTGTAGCTCGATATTGGTTAGCTTGTTCAGATCAACCTTGGTTTCCTCTCCTTTTTTAACCGTTTCAACTACAGCTGCCGTTTGCTCGTTGACATAATTCACCATGGTAGCAATCTCACCCAGTGTTTTTGTTTGGCCCATACTAATCACCCCAAAAAGTCGCGTGGTATTGGATTCGGTGCTACCGATCACCTCCCTGCCGGTGTTTTCAATTTCTTGAAGGGTCATCTGGACTTTGGCTCTTTGCTCACGAATCAAACTTTCGAACTCCTTCATGTCCTCCATTTCTTTTGGATCAAATGTGCGTCCTGCCACATTCATTTTTCTTCCAGCTCTTAGTTCCTTCTCGGCGAACATCAGCACATTGAGTTCATTGGCATATTCGATTGCCGCGTCTTTATTTTCTTCAAAGGCCTCTTTGGTTTTCACTTTTAGAATTTCCTTCTGTTGCTCAATGAACTCTTTCGATTTTTGCGTTGAAACACTGATTGCATTACCATATTCATCGAACTCAAAGGCTGTGAACGGTATCGTTTCACGCAACTTTTCAAGTATCCCCTGCATTTCCTCTTGTTCTTCCACGCTAGTTTCCGTCTGATTTTGCAATTCTTCGTAGCGCGCAATTAATGGGGATGTTTGCTTCTCGAGTCTGTTCACCTCATCACGCTGGCGGTCCATTGCATCAGAAGCTTGTTGTGCCGCTGTTTCAAATCCAAGAAAGCGGTTGGTAAAATCGACCATGCCACTAACGGTCTCTGGAGTGATCATCATAGAAAGAGAAGCTGAGACATTCTTGCTCAACTTCTCAAGCTTGGCCGCTGCATTTTCATTCTTCGTATTGAACTCATCCAAAATTGAAGTCCCTTTGTCGTATTCATCATTTGCCAGGGCCTGTTGACCACGCAGGAAATCTGTTTTTCCAGCCAATGCCATAATAACGCTAGCACCGCGGGCTCCATCCACTCCAAGTTTGGCCACATTTCCGGAGAGCTCCTTCATACCAGTATTATTCCCTTTCACTCCCTCCAGCACGCGAATAAATGCTTCGTTAACATCGGCATTCATCAAATCACTAAACTCCTGAAGGCCCATGCCTGCCATCTTTGCAAACTTGGGTGTGTCCTGGAACATATCGAGCAATACATTTTGAATGGCAGTACCACTCATTTCGGCTTGCATACCAAGATTATCGACGGTACTGGAGAGCCCGAGTATTTCCGGAACGCTCATTTTCGATTGCGCTCCAACGCCTCCGAGCCGTTTGGTCATTTCCACCAAAAAGCCTTCAGCTGCCATAGAGTTTGCACCCAAGGCATTAATTGCCGATCCTGTTTTAAGCATGGCCTCCCCATAACCGTACTGCGCATTGGTACCCATGAGCTCATTAATTTTTCCAAGATTAACAATCGCTCCTTCGCCCAAGTCTTCGCCCAGCGATACGTTAATTTTATCTGCAGCATCAGTGAAATCGACAATATCCTTTTTACCCGTGATACCTAATTTACCCGCTTGTGAAGCAAGTTTGAGCAGTTCAGAACGCGAGGAGCGTGTATTGATACTGCGGAGCTCCTTGTCTAGTTCCTTGGTTTCCTTAATTGTTAATCCTGTCGTTTTAGCTACGTCGGCGTATGCATCTGAGAGATCACCGGCACGCTTCACCTGGTTCATAAAGCCCATTGCCAAACCGCTCAATGCACCAATTGCTGCAGCAGCCACGCCCAAGTATTTATTAAATCCATCAGCGACCTTGCCTATACCTCCTTTTAGTCGAGAAAGCATTCTGCCCGTTGCTCTTGCCTCGTTCTTTACTTTGACTAATTCGGCATCAATCTTCTTAAGCTGCTGTGCTGCGTTGCTTGCTGCACGAAGCTCCAAGGGCATCTGACTCAATTCTCTATTGAGCTCCCTTTGTTTGGCGCGAAGTTGCTGCAAGGTCGGTCCTAATTTGCCTGATAATTGTCCTTCAGCTTGAGAGATGCGGTGAAGCACCTTTTCACGCTCAGCTGTGACCTTATTCCACTTATCTGATCCTTGGGTTAGGTCGGCCAATTGGCGGTCGAGCTTGGCTATTAGCTTACGGTCTTTTTCTATGACTTTCTCCAGGGATCCATCATCGATAAAAATCTTTATTACACGGGTTTCTGCCATGATTACAGGATATAAATATTGTTTTCTAAAATATCTGCATTGTGTTTCGCTACCGTATTGGCTAGCAATGGAACTGCCCGATCGATAACTGGATTGAACCAAGGTTTTGGCTTGCGTGTTTTAGCTCCAAGCTTATCGCTAGGGCTTAAAAACCTACCAACAGCCCGCTTGTTATAGCCATGGGCTTCAAGGGCTTTGCGCTTTTTTGTATTTGTGAGGCCAAGAGCGCGACCTCCCACGGCATCGATTGGATGGCCCCTTCCTACTCCTTTGTGTACGAAAACTGCATGCTGAGGCATCGCAAATCCAACTCCATTGACCTTGCCGCTATAGCGGAAATATTTGTCGCGGAGATAGCGCCGCATCTGACCGGTATAATTCTTAATACCGAGCCCCCGGATCTCCGATTTCAAGGGTCCGATTTGAGACTTACCCCACTTAATAATAGCACCATTACGGTTGAGTAATTCTTGATTTTTCATATGCGGAAAAATTCAAAATCAGCTGGACTAATAGAATTACCTAACTCAAACTGAACCTCGTTGATATAGAATAAGCTGTCTTTAATACGCACCTTTTTACGCAAATCCAATCTCAGAATATCATCTAGTTCAATCTTTACCTGATAGGAGACTTTGCGAGCATTCTGCTTGAATTCATCATAATCCTTCCACCAAACATTGTATAATCCCTTTTCGCCTCCAGGGTAAAGCGTATAATTCGTTCCCCCTATTTCAATATCACCAAAACGCCTATCTCCTGGCGTAGCCAATGGGTAGTTATTCGCATTACTATCTGGCTGCATTCCTCGATAAAACAGCAAACGCAATCCAAACTGGGCTGTTAGATTTTCTCCAGGTGGAATATCTTCACTATTACCAGGTTGCTCTGAAGTAGGTAGAAAAAATGATCGCGTTTGTGCGCTTGCATTGTCTAAATTTTCTTCCATGGCAATGAGACTGCCTTTTAGATCCACGTCCTGACCATCAACATCGTTAATCAACGAAATCAAATTCTCATCAATCGCCAAGAAGTCGGTTGATTCTGTCTGGTATTTGAGGTTTTTTATTGCTTCAGTTCCAGGCTCAATTTGGGGCGTTCCAATAATTCTTTCTGTTATGTCCCAGGCATCCGTTTGCTTGTGAATATCTCGGAAGGCATCGAGGGTGCAGGAATTGTCAAAAAAATTCCAATTGAAGAATAAATTGAATTGATTTCTAAGCGTATTCAGCAATTCTGAAACCGTGATATCAGGCAGATATTTATTGAGATTAAATACGGTCGGTTGAATCAAAAGCGTCTGACTTCCCGGATTCCAAGTACCTGGCGTATACTCGCTCGTGGTGGTATGGATAATCAGGTTTTGAATTTCTTCATCTTCTAGCCAGCTGCTCTCAAATCGAATCCCAACTTCTGCGAAAATTTCGCGAAGCAGATAATCAAGTTTAACAAATGGGAGATAATGATGACCATAGTTCCGATAAGGGTAACTTCCACCGGGCTGAGATATCGTTTTATATGCCCCATTTATATAGTAATTGAGGTATTCAGTTCCCAAGAGGAATCCAACAAGCCAAAGCTCTGTATCATGATATATCTGTGGATTTCTCACACAAGGGAAGAGGTAATCATAATCATTTGGGTTAGCTGCAACCAAGTCAGCATGATATTGTAGCCCATAAAAGCCGCTTGGAAAATTTGGCGTTCTAGGTCCTCCAAGGGCAAAGCTTCTTAGCTTTCTATTACCCAACGGCTTAATTCCAGCCACCCCGAAATTAAAAGTGACCCGATAATTGGTTTTTGCACTCAAGAAAAGCACGTATCCAGTTAGCAGTGGATGGCCTTTATAGAGCAACTTCACATTCTCAAAGGTGCTTCCTAAAATCTCTCTATTTGCAAGAAGCTCTGGATGCCCAAAAGTCTTTTGAGTTTCCTTTGTAATGGGTATTTCAAAAGGAAAGGTATTTCCTCCGGGTATTGAAGAAGTATCGAAGATCTGGCCTCTTAAACGAAACCGAATCTTGGCATTTTTGATGGGAATTGACACCCCTTGCATTTCGAGTGAAAACATTTAAAAAGCTTTATCGATGAATCCGTAGGTATAAGAGAAAGAAAGACTCCAGAGCTCGTCGCTGTCGTTATCGATTTCTTTAATGCTTCCCCGATCAAGGCGTATTTCTAGCCATTTGCTCCCGGTATCAAGCAAGATGCGGCGCGACAAAGGCAGTTCTCGCGCAAGTGCCTGGATATAAACTTTAGAGCGATATCCAGTATTGAGCTGTAAGATGCGGGTTTGATCAGGATCCTCCGATATGGAATTGGATGGAATCACAAGGCTTTCAACCGCATCGGATTTAAACGCTCTAGGTGTTGGAATGGAGAATTCCTCACCGGTATTCGCTAGACTTCGAGCCTGATCGCCAGTGCACCAGACCGTATCCCAACCATTGAGCGAATTATGGAAGATAAAACGACGAGGATTGAGTTTGAAATGATTGTCGAGCTCGAACTTAAAGTGTTCGGATTCCGCGCCATCTTGCTGTACAAAGATTTCATAGCTGACCGCGTACTCTGCAGTGCCTGGCATAAGTGAAATCAAATCATGTACATCAAATCCCACTGGTATGATGGCCATGGACTTCGCATTGCCTGCCACGCTGTATAACAAGACATTGGAGCTTGTGGTACCATCGTCCCAAGTAATATTGACCAATACGTCATATTCGGCCAATACGAGTACACATAGGAAGCTTTGTGTTGCGCGGTCCACGAGTACTTCTCTGGGTAAATTGCTCAAGAACTTCTGTCCAGAAATGCCAGCACCGTACTCATTAGCAAAGTTTGCAAAGGGCCACCGCTCGAGCGCAATGCCTGCAAGAATTGCCCTCATTACAGTTGCTCTTTGATAGCAATGCACCTTGCCATCATAGAAGTCGCCAAAGCGAATCATGAATTTGCGAAGAGAATTCTGGTTATAAGCGATTACGTCCGTTGCATAAGCGGGAAGATCTGGAGAGAGTTGTTTTTCAATCAACTCCGCCATATCGGGAAATACCTGTTGATTGGCGTCTGGCTTTAAAAATTGACCAACGATAAACTCATCAGGTTCTGAAGCTGAATCACCGCCCATAAACAGGTCCCACGCCATCGCATAATCGCTGCGGTTGACCTCTGGCGTGCTAGCAGTCGGCACATAAACCAAGGAGGCTGTGCCACCAAATGTGAGGTTATAAATGGAGCCAGGTTCTTTTGCCTGTATTCCAAAGCCGTTGTTCACATTATAGTAGCGCTCGAGGTAGAAGTTTTTCTTCAGCTGAGCGTATAGATTGGCTTGCATGTCTGCGCCAACCCCTCCTGCGCGATCTATATCAAAACAACTAGCAGGATCTGGCGTATCGGTGAAAGTGTAGGTAAAAAAGATGCCGAGTACAGTGATTGTGAAAGTCTCACCGTTGGCTGGAGGCGTTACATCAAGATAAAGAGAAGTAGTAAAGGGAACCCCTGCGTTTGTGATATATGCATCGGTTTGCGCCCGGTATAGAATCTGATTCTTAGCGAGGCTTAATGCATCTGGTTCCTGAGTAATACTGACTGCCATGAATCGAAGGTCGAATCATGGTAAAGGGGGAAAAAGGACAGGAAATTATTCATCCTACGCTCAAGACAAATCCACATTCCACCATTGCGGATCATAAATAATGGCTTCATTCTTTGGTGTCTTGAATGTAAACTCGCAGCGGGTGCCGAATACATTTGCCTCCAGAGGGCCAACGGGGAAAAAGCCGCATTCATTGAGTTCCAGATAAAGCGAATTCATCATTTCGCCATTATGCCAGGCGCGGGTATTATGTTCTTCCACCCGTGCCATGATTTGTTCGGCAACGGCTTGTGTGTCTGCTAAACACTGACTCACTTCTGCAGGAATGACCTTGGTAGAGCTTTCGTTGGCTTTTTTAAGAATGATAAAGCAGGCAGATGGCACCAGCTCCCGATTATCTCCTCCTCTATCGGTCCACTTGAATTCAAGGTGCTCGAGTACCATCACATATTTCCCTTCCTTCAATCTCATGCGTGAACGGATTCCTGATATAAAATCAGCGTCCCAAGTCATGTCGACGGGATCGAAGGAACGTAAGACTTCAAAAAAACGATTGTCCACTGCTGGGTCGTTTTCGATTTGTTTGTGATTCGCAGCGAGGTCGCGAAAAAAACTGCGGTATTTAACTTGATCCATGTTTTTGCTTTTCGAATTGTTCTTTTAAGCGCTCAGCTTCGTTTACCAAGCGGAGCATTTCTTCAAATACCATGTACACATTCTCTTTTCTGATGGTATGGAAGTTCAATACACCTCCTCCAATATTCATGGCAGTATTTAACCAAGAAGAGCGCCCTTCTCCTTCATCTTCTTCCTTTCTGCTGAACACGGCTTTATAATGTTCGAGCATGGCAAAGCGGCAATGGCTAAACCATAAATAAACGAGCATCCGTTTGTTCAATGGAAGCTGCTCGGCAATCCTGATTCGGTAATCATAGGTGATATGATTGAAGGGTTCCCGGATATCTCCATTGCTCTTAAAATGCTTTTGGCTAAATCCGCGTATTCGGCGACGGTATAGAATCGCCACAAGCTTGTTCAGCTGCTCTTCGTCCTTCGTTTCATTGAAGCTTAGAAAGGCATCATCTGCAAATCCGAATTCCTCAAAGCTCAGGCGGTGAAATTCGGAAACAGGGCCATAATACTTTTGCAGGCGCCATCTGAAAAATGGAAGCCGGTTAATGCTCAATAGATCTTCAAAGTAGAATTGGCAAAGTTTCTCAGTGGCCAATAAGTCGCGGATTTGCTCTGGAGTGATTTGTTCAAAGGCTTTGACCGAAATGGGCAATAAGGAGCGTAATAGGATAATTTCAGCCTGCAGTAATTTATCAGCATTGCGCGTGATCAGCTTTCCATCGACCTGGCTAAACAGTATATCCTTTCGCATCTCAATTACCTGCACATAGGTAAGCAGCTGCACCCTATTCAATTCATCGAATCGGTTGGGGATTGTAGCCTTTAGTCCGGTATTGAATTCAACTTGAACCATGGAAGAATGAAACAAATGAGTTTTAGAATGCCAGGAATTGAAAGGATGCCTAAGGCAATGAGTGAAGGCAATACCCACCAAGGCAGCACTTCACGGATTTCTGCTGGTGGAATCTTTACTTCGAAATGAGCGCTTCCTTCAAGCACCTCAATCGCGGAATCCTTGGATTGTAGCTCCTTTTGAAAGCGATTCACTACAGAATCGCAGGAGCAGTTAGCGCGGAGCATACCGTTGGCATCTGACTTGATGGTCAATTTGCCATTTCCTGACTGCAGCTGAAGGTTGAGGTTTTCGATGATCTTGCCTAAGCTGTCGCAAGGTTGGAATATGGTCTCGAGCATCGTCTCCGGGTAAACAATCAATGAATCCCATTTCGAGGTGGTGGAGCTCGATGAGGTGTTTTTCGAATTCCAAGTCGAGTCGCTGCGAATCTCTTTGCTCGGGGTACAGAATTTCCGCACCGCCTGCTTCTTGGTATAGCAGCTGGATACAAGCAGACAAAGCAGGGCAATGATGGCCAATAATGAGGATTTGCATTTCATGTTATTTTGTCCAACGGGTGATTGAATAGGTTTGCTTATAGCTTCGGCGGCGCTTATAGACTCCGTCACCGTTGAAGGATCCACCATCGTTGGTATTTCCTTCGATGCTGGTATAAAACCTGTCAGAGGTCTGGGAATGCACAAATCCGGTATGCGCTATCCGCTTTCTGGAATAGCTCCAAATGGTAAAAACGTCCCCTGGCATGGGCGTTGAATATTGCCTGCCATTCCAGTATACAAGGTTCTTGGCATTATGCGCTGTCGGACTCCAGGCGTTGATGGTGTTTTTAACTCCGCATTGATCCAGGACATAATGCACAAATGCGGCGCACCAGCTGTAGCCTTTTCCAAGTCCAACGGATTTTAAGAACATCTCTACCTCCGGACCGTCGTTCTTGCCAGTTGCCTCCCTGACATCCAGAAATTGCTCGGCAGTTTGTACGATGCAGGATTCCTTGTCTATACCAAAAGATGGAGCAGGAACAGAAAGGCTGAGAATAAAAAGAAGTAAACTGCCAATAAGCTTGAAATTCTTTGCCATGGTTTTAATTCGTTGAAGTCATTGGAAAATGAATGGGTTAAATAATTGAACAGCTCAGGGAAATTGAAACGAATCCCCAACCAGGTCACGAAATTGATGACCACGACAAAAGCCGTTGCCAAAATGATACTCTGGAGGATTCCAGGATCATAGGTTGCTACTCCTTCACCGAAGAAGTCAGCAGAGAAAAATCCAAAGGCAATAAAGCCCAGGACAAGCAAGGGGGCTGACCACAGGCCATCCCACCTAAAGAGGAATTCAGTTATCTTTTTCATTGTGTTTTGATTGCTCTTTTTCTTTTTTGATCTGCAGGCGTTTGTGCTGGATTGAATAATAGAGCAGTGCGAGTCCGCCAATACCGGCAGCAATTTTCACTGAAGCATCAATTAGCTCAAGGAATTGAGGCACGATGGCTACTACAAAGCCAAAAAAACCAACAATGGTGTCTGTAAAATCTTTCATACTCCCCAGAAGGAAGCGCCTCCTGAATTTTTAAAGGTGGATGATTCCGATTCTGAAGGGTATAGATCAGCATCGTTAAAATAAGTAGGGTATTTGGTGGCCGAGGCCGTTTTATTCAGGTATTCGCGCAGCTCACGCAAGGCAGCGGCGCCTTTCTTCTCTGCATCTTGGCGCACGTTATAGGCGTCGGTTCTTCCTGCAGGTCCTTCCTTTTCGGAATTATCAGAAACCGCATCAATGCCATCTACACGAAGGCCATTGGATGACGAACGGAAATTCAATTCCATGCTGGCTCTTTCTATGGAAAGATGAGCAATAACAGGAGCGATATAAGAATTGAGCAGGATCTTGTTGTCGGCTGTCAAATCATCATCAATAAACTCTTCCGTGATTTGCTCATAGAGTTCATTACCAATATTCTCACGAATCACACGCTCCTGGATAAAGAGCATAGATGGCCGCAAAGTCCAAAGCGTTTCAAAGCCATGAATTCGCCGCTGTTTGTTGAATGAATCCAGAGTAGGCAGCCAAACTGCGAGCATTTCGCTGATACTGTCTGAAGTGCTCCACTCTATATAAATATCGCGTTTGGCCATGAGCAACTTGAGTATTTGGTGCATGGCTTCCCAGGCGCGTTCGCTCCGGGCGCGCTTAAATTCCCGAACCTGCCATTGGTAGGCGCCTTTCCTTCCTCCTTCTTCTACCTGAAGGAAACCGGTATCGGAAATTTGAATGGTTCCATCTGAAGCAAATAGTAGGTAGCCAAAATTTGCCTGGGCACGACGAACCAAAGTAAGCAGTGCCAAATGATTGATATCTGTGCTTGATGCAGTCAAATCGGACTGCAGCTTATCCCACATTTCAGGCCCCAACAAGGGTGTTATTTTCTGCTGGGCTTCATCAATATAGGGAGCAATGGTTTCCCAAACATTGTTCACGTTGGCGGAGATAAACTCACGCACGATATCGAAATCGGATTTGAAGAGATTAGCCATTGACTACAGTTTGTTTTCCTGTTGGATTTTCATCCAGGGTTTGAGATGTATCGATATCCACGTAGCGCGGTTTCCCCTCGTTCGTGTTGATTTTATTGAAGTCGATGATGAAGTTGACCAGCTGCATGCTCACTAAGCGTTCGCGGAAAAGCATGGCCTGTTTGATTTTGATTCCTTCGCGTTTATCACTTCCGGATCCACTCAGGTTTTTTCCTCCGGGAATGCCTAAACCTATGGTGGAAGGATCAACACCAAAAGCAAACAAGATTTCGGAGTTGGCAGCAGCGTTATTGGGCAGCTCCGCATCCTTTTTCATGTAGTCTTGAATGGATTCGATTTTCCAACCTGGTACCGGTTTATTGTCATCATCGAGGCCAAAAACCGAAACGAAGCTCTTGTGGGCGTTCTTTTTACCCATGAGAAAATCGTCCATACTCTTTTGTTCTTCTTGATAGATGGCCAGCTGATCCTTTTCTTTTTTCTCTCTCCAGTCTTTGTACTTGTTTACGAAGAAGTGAAGCGGAATTTGAATATGGTATTTGATGGTTGCCGATTTATCATACATGGTATTAATAAACTCAGGAACGGAACAGGCCACATCTACCCAACCATTGCGGAATACCGCGTAATAATCAGGTTCAGGATAATAGATTTTTCCTGTGGTGGAGTATTTGAAGATGATGACAAATTCATTGACCTTGTTTGGTGATTGTGGATCAAACAAATCATACTCCACATAGTCTTCCTTCTTTGGGGTATCAGGGAATTTATAGCTGAAGTAGAGCTTGGTGATATTGCCCTTATCATCACGCTTACCAAGGCGACAGAAATAAGGATCTAGCGCCTCAATTTCCATGATTTTGTTCTTGGAAACATTGGTTAAGAAGCGAACTGGTACCCAGTAATAGGTTTCCAATAGATCAATAGCATCTGAATGCACCAGGTCAAAATTGGTTTGGGCTTTGAAGGAGTCCCACTCAGGAACTAGCACTGGACGTTTGATGATTTTATTCTCCACCATTTCCTTGACAAAAAACTCAATGCCTGCACCGTAATGTGCGTCTGCATTAAGACAGATTGCCCGTTTGCCAATGGAGAGTTTGCCAAGCTTCTTAAGGAGATTCTGCGCGAAATCATCCTGTTCTCCCCATTTGGCCCAAGGGTTTCCTCCAGCTTCCTGGTTCTCCTCATCCTGCATTTTTACAGGTTTCGCCTTCGCGGTATCTGCAGGTGCAGCCGTTATGCCATCCGTTGAATAAACACCTGCTTGTCCGATTAAAATGGAAGTTTTATTTCCTTTACCCATGTATATGCCATTTCACTTGCATGTCATTCACCTTCGTGATTAGCCAGATGTGTACGGTTGTGATTTGATCCGTGCCCAGCTGACGAATATTGCGGGTAGCATTGCGCCAATGGTTGATATTCCTGAAGCCAGTAGATGGCCTAGTGGGTTTACCGCGGACAATGCTCACCAGCTCAGCATGGCGTAAATGAATTTGCCGACCAACTTTCTCACCTCGTTTATTCCAGGTGATAAATTCGATACTGAAGGGAATAGGATTCCCCGATCGGTCGGTTTGAGTCATCAGCTCCAAGGCATCTGCCAGCGCAATAACATGCATGGACCGAAGGTCTAATTGTATAGAAGCTGGAAAAAGGACAGAATGAAAAAGCGCATGAAAAAAGGAAAAATGACGTTCGTCACTTACTAAAACCTACCACTTGCTTTATATCATATTGTGATTTATCTTTATTAGGTTAAAGAGCAATAAAAAACCAAAGTGGCATCGAAGGGTGTGCTCATAATTTTACTTCAATCACCTAAAGCATGACAACCAGAGAAGCATTCGAAAAAATGATTCATATCCGCGGTATACACCACAAGCTAGGCACTCATACCGGACATGTTACCCGAATTCGCTATGACTTAAAACAAGGCCGAGTGAGCCTCGACCGTATGGAGGATCTCCTGGAGAAAGCAGGATGGAAAAAGGTAGTGGTGGAGGATTGGGAGAAAGAAGAGTAGCGGTTTACGCGTTTTAAAAGTATTGGATGTCAAAGTACTTACCTATCCGCCACAACAAAATTTATTAAATCCACAACCTTAGACTTTGGAACCTCACCAAATACCGCCTTATATATTGTTATGCAATCGTGCTTTTTTTCTATTCGTGCATTGGACTGAACACACTTTTTACCAAGCAGAGGCATGCGTGTTGGCTTGTGAAAATTGGCAATATGGCAGTGTGTAGCCGTTATAAGATAAAGTTTATCTTTACTTCTCGGTCATTTGCTATGTCGTCAATGGCTTTGTTCAGAATTTCTTTTAATTGTTTGGCTGTTTTGTCCAACTCGTAAATACCAGCCGTTTTATTGAAATTGTTGTCTTGTTCTAAAAAGTTGTCCAATGTAAAAGTGTTTGTTTGGTAAATACTCGTACGGTTGTGATAGAGCGAAGCAATTTCAGTTTGTTTTGCGTTGCCAAATTTCGGAAATGGAATTATGTCCCAATACTTTTGAGCTAAACTCCCACCATTACCGCCAACTGCATAAAGATCAATCAGTTCCTTACTTCTCAAATAATCTAAACAACACTTTACTAAGATTGCTTTGTTCACGTCGTGTTCTTCTTGCTGGATCGTTATGCCGTGAATATTTGTTATTACCCTGTTTTGCTCTTCAATAATTACGATTGACCTACCTTTTTCAAAACCTTCTGCACCAAAAATTAAATCGCCTTTTTTCAGTGTCTTTAATGAGTTAGGATTTCCTAAGTATTCTATTTTATCAACAGTTCCAAATTTTGAAAGAAACTTTGGCAACATCAAAGTATAGAATTTGTTGAATTTCTTTTTACTATAAACGCTGCTGCCAATATTTGACACCTGTAAGTTCTGCCCACGAGATAGAGAGAAACCTAATTCCTTTATTGTTTGAAATCCATGTGTGTAATTCTCTATTTGAAAAACTATTTTTTTGAAATGTTCACGATAGAGGTTCGTATCTAATCTCCCAACAGTTTCAATTTCCCTTATAGTTGGCAGTTCAAACTTAAAATTGTCTGGCTTTTGATTAGAGACAAGTTCTTGTTCTATGAGATTTAATATGCTCTCGTGCCTGATCCTAATAAGTTGTTCTTTGCTGATAATTGCTTGTGTTAGCAACTCAACAAACTTGATTGTGTTTTCCGAATTGTGATTGGGCATTGGTATTTTACAATCCAAAAAAATTGTCTTTGCATGACGAATGGTAGCACCTTTGGGAACCATAAAGTCCAACTGTTCTCGAAAAACGTTGTGTTTGATAAAAGCCAATAGATAATACTTTTTATCGCTTACTGGTAATTTATATAATGCTCCTGAAAGCATATAATTTGGATAGTCTTTGTCTAAAATCACTATTTCTCCAATATTGCTGTCTTTAGATATAATCAGGTCGCCTTTTGTCAAATTCATTTTTACAAAGCAATTTGGCATTATTGGTAATGCTGTTTCGTTAGTTACTTCTGGTAAAAATGTATGTTGTTGAAGTGCTTTAGTTCTTAGAAAATAATGAGTGGATTTTCCAATATAATTTAACGAACCGACTTCAAAGCCTAAATCTTTACGCTGTAATGGTCTGCTTAGAAAATCCCTTACAAATAAGAAATTTTCATTCGGTATCACTAAATTCATATACTGCGAAGAAGAGAGCGTAAAGTCTTTCTTCATTATTTGAGCAAATGAAATTGCTGTCGGTGTCTTAACATAGCTGTTGCTCATACTTACTTAACCTTGATAAAATTGTCCTGTAATTGTTTCTCTTGGCTTAAACACCATTTTTTAAAGTGAGTAGTTGTTTCAGAAAATTCTTCATCGAGCAAGGCTCGTCCTTCTTTATCAATTTCAATTTCAAAAGTCTCATAATTGATTTTATAGTTCGGCGAGAAAAATTTCACGCGTTTGCTAGTCTTTACTTCATAACCGACTTTTTCGATGCCTTTGAAAAATACTTGATAGTTCTGCTCTTTCAGTTTTGTTAATTCTTTTTCATTTGGCTTGTAGGCAACAATGATTGAAGTGTTTACTCCGGTCTCCGCAAATACATTGGCTGGCAAGTCAAAAATGGCAACAATACGCATTTTATCCATTAACCATTTACGGGCGATTTTATGCGTATCAATACTAGCTATTGAATTGGATAAAACAATTCCCATTCTTCCATTCTCTTTCAAAATGCGGTAGGCATTTTCTAGAAACACTACACCTAAATCTATTTTACTCGCTTGCTTTTCGGCTTTCTTCTTTTTCCCTCCTGGTTGTAAATCGCCTTTATTGCTATACAAGTGCCAAAGCTCGTAGCATTGTATCATTTCCAAATCTTTATCGTCTTTTGGAACAAAGGCACGGTCTTCACCAAAAGGTGGATTAGTTAGGACTACATCAAATTTTTTGAGTTGGTTGTCGTCTGGTCTGTCGTCCCAATTCCCTTTTTGATTCATTGTTGGCACAAGATCAAGAATTTCGCCTTTGTGGTCAAACTTCGAAAGTAAAGAACCGTAGCCCGATTTTGCTTTTATTTTAGCGTTGCCATCACCGTTCAAAAGCATATTCAAAGTTGCAAGCATCACCATTTGATCGTCAATGTCCATTCCGAAAATGTTGTTGTCGTCTAACTTGCTATTTGAGTTCACATATGAAACAGAGAGAAAATCGGCAATCCCTACTGTTGGGTCAATTACAGTTTCGCCATTTCTTGGATTTACAATACTTACCAAAAAGTCAATCAAAGGAAGTGGCGTAACAAATTGAGCATTTTGGTCTTTTGAAAATGGTGTCGCGAATTTGTAAAATACCAACTGATAAAGGTCAGTCTTATGAGAACGAACAAAAGAATAATCTTGAAACTGATAAACCACTTCAATCAATACTTTGATATGGTTTTCATTTTTTACGTTCAGTGGATTGTCTTTTAAGATTCGGTAATAAGTTCCTGCTGCTTCATCTCTTAAAGCACTGAACCGCTTTATAAACTCTTGGAGTGGCTTGTCGGCGAGGGTTTTGAAATTCTTTTCTTGGTCTGTATTGTAAAAGTCCAAAAAACGAATTGGCGTTTTTTCGTTTCTTTTTTCATCATAGATTTTGAGAGAAAGAATTTGAATGAGAATTTCAAACCCTTTTTGATTTACCATTCCAACTTTGTCCATTGTTCGCAAAATACTGCTCATTGCGTCATTGATTTGCGTTGAATGAACACCTGAAATTATGTCTAAGTCCGTGATTGCTCTTTTTGAACGGTCAATTGCAAAAGTTTCTGTCCACTCTAATAAGTCTTCAAAAGTTGGAAGATTTATGTAAGGGTCGGGAAGATGTAAAGCCAATTCTTTTGTTTTACTTTCCTCCCCTTTTGTGTTAAACTCTTCGCTGTATCGTAAAAACTTGTTGTTGTGTTTACGGAATAAATAAAGCCTTTCAGTGTCATACAAAACAGCCAAACAAAAAGGTCTACGACTTTCGTTTAAATATGCCTTGAGTTGTTTGTCCCAAACGTCTGCAACATTTTTGTTGTCTTCTTTTTTAAATTCAAGTGCAACAATTAAATGTTCACGAAGCCACTCTAAACTTTCGTTGTTTCCATTCTCGTGGTAATCTTTGTATTTGTCAAACCAAGTAATGTCGTCAAAAATTGCTCCGTCAAGTTTTAGCGGTGCAGAAGATTTGTTGCCCTTTGGAAATTGAACTTCTGTCCCAATATAGTCTTTGGCAAAAAAACCTGATTGCACAATGGAATAAAGAAATTGCCATTTGTAATATTGTTCATTTGGTTGTCCGTTTTTCTTTTTAAAATTGGTTTTTCGTCCAAAAGTCAAATGCTCGGTTAGGAAACTGTCGTATTCTGTTGCCGTTCTGTATTTCTTCTCAAATGCGTGTTTCGCTTCTGTAAATGTCATTCGGTCCTTATTTTTAATTCTTTTTAAATGTTGGTGCACTGCAAAAAGTAATGCTTTCTTGTTTTTTACCGTTTGGTTTTAGTGTTGGAAAAACCTAAATCTGTCTAATCGAGCCATGGCTATAGTTCATGTCGACATAACTAAACGCTATACGAATAAAACTTGCAAAATCTCATTAATTAACATACCAAAGTGCAACGAGTGTTTAAACGTCACCACTGCCTATTCCTTTTCTTTGCTTCTTTCTTTTGCGCCAAAACGGTGTCAAGACGAAGTAACGCACACCATGGCGGAAAAGAAAGAAGTTTTTTTCACAAAAAAACCCTTCCCATTGCGGGAAAGGCTCTATATTTTGTCTTCTAGGCTTTACATCCAGCCTTCATCCGCAAAGCTGGCGTAACTGCTTTCAGTTAAAATAATATGGTCAAGGATTCGCATATCGAGCAACTCGGCACCTTCTTTTAATTTCTTGGTTAGGTTAATATCTGCGCTGCTTGGTTTAAGGCTTCCGCTGGGGTGATTATGACAAAGGATGATGCCGCAAGCATTGCCCATTAAAGCGTGTTGAAATATGATACGAGGGTCGGCAACTGTTCCACAAATACCGCCAGTGCTAATAGTGGCAAAGCCTAAAATTCTATTTGCTTGATTCAAAAGCAGTATTGCAAAGGCTTCTCTATGTTGGATAAATTCCTCGAATAATGGCCGCAAAGCGTCTTGAGCATCCTTCGAACCTCTCAGGGTTTCAGGCATTGAAATACTGCGCCCTGGGTTATACTTTACCTCTATTTCGTGGAAGGTCTTATATAAGACCTCCTCTTCACGTACTTCTGAGCTGGTCGGCTCTTCGGTGCGCTTGTATACTTGTTTATTGCTGAACAGGTAGCAAATAGGAAAGAATTCGTTTTTCTCGTCCTCTTCTCCTTCTTTGGTTTCCTTGTTTCCAATTTGGCGAGGCTTGCCCCATACGACAAAGGCTTGAGAACCTTTTGCAATGCTAAACCCGTCTTTTTTCCATTGTTCAAAAGTCTTGAAAACGGTGTTCCCGTCTTTCTTGTAAACCTCTTCAATGATTGCGGCGTTTAAGGTTTCGTAGGCTCCTTCTAAAACTAGGGGCTTCAATGGATTAGAAATTGTTTTAAGCTCTTCGCGTCTTTGTTTGGCTTTGCTTTCGTAAGTTTGTGTAGTCATTATTTTGTCTTTAGATGGTGAAATTTTGATTTTAACCCCTCGCTATTCGTGGTAGTCTAGCAAGGGGTTTTTTGTTGGTTGTTACTTTACCAATTCGGTTTCGATTTCTGCAATTTTGGCTCTGATTTGGGCCTTTAATTCAATTACAAGCGCAAGCATCAAGTTTGCGTTTTTAATTTCGTAGCGGTTGCGCTGCTTATCCATCAACTCAATCCGTGCGATTCCTTCGCCATTTCCAAAGGCGTCGTTTTCGTTGCCCGTTTCTAGGCTGTTTACTTGGTCTAAGTGATTAATCAGCATTTCCCTTTGTCCTGCAAGATTCGCTTTCTCTGTTACTACCTTGAGCAGGTCTTTGAGTTGAACGGGTTTTTTGCCTTCTGTCAACTCTTTTGCACTTAATACTTCTGCTTTTGGGGCTTTTGTGTCGTTTGCGGTTTTTGCACCTTGTGCAACTTTTACCGCTGTTTTCGTGGTAGTCATTCTTGTCTATCTGATTGATTTACAAGTATAAAGATAATGTAAAACATGATAAAAAACAAGTGATTTTTATACTATTTTGTGATTTTATCTCCTTGACTTTCAGGTACTTATATCTAAAGAATCGATTTTTAAACTCCTTATTTTCAGCCTTTTAGGTTTTCGGAATGCCCCGAAAATCTAAAAATCTCCACTTTGTGCCGCCTACGCCCTAACGCGTCGCGGGCAATTGCCGTTTTGGATTCGCCATATATGAAACGCGGCCCTATGACTGCAGGCCTCGATTCATTTCGAATCGAATGGCCTGAGCCTTTGCAATACACGCCCTATGCGTGAGTACTAGTGTAGGATGGGATAGCTTGGTGTATTGTCCTTCACCAAGTCTTTGAACAAACCGTAGAGGATCTGATCGGCAGCATCCGTTGAATCGGTTGCCTCTTCCCTCTTGGCCATGGGTAACTTCTGCTCGCTGCTCTTGTCCTTGGCTATAACATTATTGCCCTTGTCCATCGCTGGGGTATTCTCCATAGCGAATACCAACTCTTTGCAGTTGATCAGGTTGAAGCGCACAATGGGATAGCGTGCGTCCTTCTTTACCCAATTAGGATTGAGACAGCGTGCCCAGAGCAGATACTTATAGTGATGCTCTGGTTGCTTCTTGCTCTTCTGTTTGATGATGCAGGTCCAGCCATTGTCTTTGAGGTAGGCACAGAACTGTTGGGTATAGGTTATCTTAGCATTGGCCACATCATCATTACCCATCGCATCAGGCCATATATGCGCGACCTTATGGGGGTGACTAGCATAGACATCACAGAACTCAGCGGCGAGATCATCAATAATCTTTGGCGTCTTCACATAGATATTGCGAATGAACTTAATGGTATTGATACTCCTGAAGTGTTGGGCTACTACTACCCAGTTTATCTTACCGAAATCCAGCCCTAATTCGAGTGGGTGATTACCTACACAATCCGCATCTAAGCGTGCACCTGCCTTGTCGATAACGCTTAGGTCATCCTTCTCAGTCAGCTCCATATTATCAATCATGGAGTAATCGAAGGCTCCTTTGTAACCGTGGGTATGCTTATCGAGTCCTGGATAAAAGCTCGACTCAATGGTCTCAATATTCTTGTTCAGTACTTCAACCAGGAATAAGGTGATATCACCGGCATCATCATAAGCCTCTTGAATATAGCGCAGTCCAACATTGGCAATGTTCTCAAAGGTATTTGCCTCGGAATAGAGCATTCCTTTTTTGCTCTTATAGAATCGGAATTGTGCTTGAAGTTTCAGTATCTCTGGCCATATCTCCAGCTTGAGTTTTGGATCCGCTTCTTTCAGGAATTCCAGCTGCAGCTCAATAATCTGATTGCTCAGTCGGCGGTAATTGTAGCGATCTTCTTCATAGTAATTGCCTGTTTCCAATAGCCATTTGCCCGATTTGCCATAAGGCATGGATGAGAAATGGAAAATACCGTGGTGGTAAGGAAGATGTCCGAAACGGTCATCGTTTCCCCGGTTGGTCATTTTCGCTTCTTGAAAGAACATATTCTCATCGAGCGTGAGACTTTCATCCGCTATAATTCCATCCACATTCGGACCACGAGCTGAGCCTTTCCTATCCTGACTGTAGAGGTGAAAACCGACGCATCTTTCCGGATGAAAGAAAACGATATAATGTTCAAAGTTCAGGGGTGCTTCAAAAGGCAGTATCCAATTCTTGGGCGGTTGTTTTCCCCATACATAATGGATGCCGCGCACATAACCGAGCTTTTCCATTGCGGCTAATGTGCCCTGGAGAGTGAGCGAAAGTATCTGTTTATAGGTTGCTCCTTGAATGGCCCAGCTGGCACCGGGCATGTTTTTAACGATGAGGTCAATCAGGAGGGCAATAACGAATGATTTACCTGTACCACGTCCCCAAATAGACACTGCCCTTTTGAGTACAGTGAGCAGAGCCACAAAGCGAAATTGAGGGCGGTTAAGCTTCAGCTCTACTTTGCTCCCCTCGAGCTCAAGTTCAATCGTCCGCTGATTCATCCTTGTTCTTTTCAAGTTCCTTCTTCATGTCATCCACGGAGAATTGGATGCCTTCAATCAAATCAATAGTAGCTGGATTAAAATCCTCCACTTTCTGAACATCGATCAATCTGTGGCGGCCTCCAGTTGGAAGCACCAATTGGATGACGCTCGGACGAAGCAAGCGCGGATCAAACTCTTGTTCCGGAGTGAATAAGCCCTTCAGTGTATTGATCTGTTCCTGGATCCGGGAACAGTGATAAAAATCCTTGGCAGTTTTGGCAGCGTTGAAGGCCATATCATAGAGCTTCTGCAGTCGTTCGATGGCCATGACTGTTTCAAAGGCTCTATCGGATACGTCGAAGTCACGGGAAAAGAACTGTTTGGTATCTCGGATATCATTGTAAGCACTGGCGCGGCTGTATTCGAATTTGCGTTTCATCATGCGCCAGGTAGTTCCAATATCGTGGCGCTTCAGTAGGTCGCGGCAATAGTCCAATCGCTCCTGGTACTCATCGAGCTCCGGAGTCATCGGGTAATTGTTAGGATCCCGATAATGTTGGATAAGCTTATCTATTCTGGTCTTGTTGCTCACGGTCTTTTTCTATTTGTACGGCCAGCTCGTCGATTTGCTTGAGCACCTTATTCATGGCATGACTGCTCGATTGTTCGGCAAAGCGAATGTTCTTTACATTCAGCCGGTATTTCAAACGAAGTGAGCCCTTCAGGTAGGCAATACCCAGAGGATGTTTGCTGTTTTGGAAATCATCTGCATGTTGGGCATAATCGAGCTCGAGTATCATGCAGATCTCGCGGGGTGTCATAATCCCTTCAGCGAATTCCTCCACCTGGCTAAGTATAGTCGGTTCAATCATCCGACTTCCTCCCCTTTCTCCAGCATTTCATGGATATGCTTTAAATCCCACTGCACGACATTTTCATCTGCAGAAACGAGGATCCTTTCCTGTTTTGGATTGTTGGTCAGGTTTGCTGATCCCAGGATGGAAACATTCATTTTCTCGCCGATCAATACGATTACTTTTGCGTGACAAGGATGCACTCTTAGGCTCCGAAATAGCGTGCGGGCCATATCGAAAGCTTCAGGATGATCCTTTCGTGTGCGGAAATCGACGACGCCGGCGATGGAAGCAATCAAGCCTGAAGTATGAAGGCGCAGTATTGATTTCATTGCGGGCACAGAAATAGACCAGGAGCATAAGTGTGCATCCGCCCTGCCTGTGTGTTGGAGTGCCGCTTCGAGTACTTGGTGCAAATGAAGTTTCCCTTCGTTCCAGATATGGATGGTTTCTCCAGGTGCGATTTGCTCCAGAGAAAAATTTGCTTTGCTTGTTTCAGAAACCGTGGACAGTTTTTCCGCTTGAGCTTCTTCTATTTTCGATTCGAACCAACTCATAGAAGCTTCACTACTGCCTCCTGCAGCTTTTCATGATGCTGAATTCTCTCGAGCAATTCGGCCTTCTTGAGCGGGTCGGAAATAGTGCCCAGTTTCTTACGCCATTTGGAAAGGTTGGATGCGTTATTTCCTTTGAACCGCGCCAACTGAACGGTGTCCATTCCCTGCAAATCGGGAAGCACAAAGGCAGTTTCTTTTTTCTGGGATCCATGCTGCAGGAAATAATCAATACGCTCCCAGCAGCGTTGATTTTCCATCATGGATTGCATGATGAGCTCGGCATATTGGCAACGAAGTTCATCTGACTCTGCAGCCTCCATTTTGAGACGCAATTGCCCAGCGCTGCGGTACAATTCGGCCTTACGAATATGATCACGTTGCAGATCTTCTGGAAGAGAGAAATAGTCGTAAGAGGGGAAACCGATGGCGGCTTGTTTATCGCCTTCGATGCTGGCAATGGGTGCCAGGTGTTCTTTGAGAATGGTTTCGAGTTTGTCCTGGTTAAATTGCGTTTCTCCCGAGCGTTTTATCATCCGGAGCTGGATGGAATCAGCATCCAATTGCTCGAGCAATTTAAGCCCTACAAGGAAGTCTTTATCGGATTGTAACCAAGTTCGAATCTGCTGCTGTAGCATGATTCGAATAAACTTCCAATCACATTATCAATAAAGGACAATCATTGATATTCCACTAGTAAATGATCCAAACCATAAATGGATTGGAGTTCTTTAAATTCTTCAGGGCTGAGGGTTGATGTCTTTTCTGAGTGACCAACGACTGATTGCTGTTTTTCTTCATTTAATCTGCGACAAAATAATTGACCCAGCTGTTCCGAATCACTTGGTGCTTTGCCAGTCCATCCTAGAAATTCATAAATAAGCAATATTTTCCCATCCCTATCTGCACCAATCGCTATTAGATGCACAAAGTATTGAAATTGCTCTCCAGTATCAACAGAGCTTGAGAAGTTAAAAGTTACGATGCGGCCTTTAACCATGGACCGTTCGTAAGGAGCCAAAACAGTATGACCTCCACTATAACTCGCAAATGGGAATCGTATTTTATGTTCATAATCCATAACGAAATTTACGAAAAAACCCCGAAGTGCTCTCCGGGGTTTTAACATGAATATATGAATCTGCGTTTAAGCCTTCTTTGAGGTATCTGCAGCTGCGTCTTTCTTCAGCTTCAGAAATCTTCCTGGGCTGTATTCAAAAAGCGCATCGGCCTCTTCCATGCTCATTGTGCGCATGTCGATACGCACATTTTGCTTTGGAAAAAATTGCACCGTAGGAACACCTACCGCCTCATATTTGCGTGCTACATTCGTGGGTAGCTCGTGTTTTACTTCCTTTTTTTCTGCCGGATTTGCCGGCTTTAAATTAAGTTTTCCCATATGTCAAAGAACTAAGGTTTCATGGTTACTACACCTTCATAGAATGCCAACGTAGGTTGGAATGCTTCAAAGGTGAATTCGATTCCTGCAAAGCCTGCATCTGGAGTTCCGCTGGTCCATTTGGCTTCGATGCACCGGGCAGGCATATCTTTCAAACCAAACTGATTTACATCTGCACCGGCGGCTGCTTTTAGCTTGGTTGCTAAAACCATCACCTCGGCATTATTGTATTCAGCTTCAGCAGCTGCCACTTCTTTACCAGTGCCGTAGAAGAAGGCTTTGATTGTCCACTTCTTGTTATTGGATCCCCAATCACCCGCTTTTTCGCCTTCCCACATGTTTTTCTTGAAGTCGCCTTCCAACTCAATGAAACCATCGGCCACATCAAAAGTATGATCGGCCGTTATGGTAACGGCATCCTCTGGGTTAACGATAGGTGAGACAAATTCACTAATGACGAGGAACTTATCGAATCGGGCAAGGAAAAGCGTGGCCGCAATTCCGCCGATATTGTCCTTAGCCGTGGCATAAGGACGTTTAATACTTACTAATTCTCCCATGGCTTAGTCTTTTAGTTTAAGAACTGAGGAACCCATTTCAACAAGTTCTGCAGTAAGCGCTTTGTCTTTACGCAAAGCGTCTGCAGAGTGAGTAGCGCCTTTATGGCGGAAGGAAGGAATCATGACCAGGTACTTTTTACCGTCATGACTGATTTCAGGAAGTGCCCCTTTGGCGGGTTTGTTTTCCAATGCTTTTTGAAGCTCCTCATTTTCACCCAAAGCGGCTTCAAGGTCGGCTTCTAGTTTATTAAAATTGCCCTGAAGCGTCGTCACTTTTGTTTCAGCTTCTTGAAGAGCCTTGGTTCCTGTTTCAATATCTGTCTCGAACTTGGCAATTTTCGCCACAGCTTCGTCAGATGTTTTTTTAAGCTCGGCAACCTGGGCCTGAGCTTCTTTTGCAAACGCAAGCAACTCCTCTGGAGAGAGAGTTGCCACGTCTGCAGTAATGTCAATCTTTTTTGCCATGATATTAAGCTTGATCGTTTGTGTACAATGGCTCTAGGTCTGCGATTTCAAAGCCGAGCAGCCATTTTGCAACGGATTTGTAGCCATGGAGGCTTTCAATGGTTTTGGTTACACCCGGAGTGCTGGAGAGATTAGTTCCAACGCGAAGGTTGGTTCCTAATACATCAAAGATTACACGACCAGAAGTTCCCATCCATGTGTGTTCACGGATTTCCCATTTCTTACCAGAGCCATAGATGTACTTTTTACCATCGCCCATAGTTTGATTCAATACTTGTGGGAACACGTCTTTTTCGTGATCCAAGTATTTCTGGTACACATCTGGACTCATGCGTACAATTCCTCCTTTGGCACGATGCGCAACGGTCATATCCTTGTAGATCAATTCTACCTTATCCAAGGCATTCGCATCTGTAAGCGCCCCAGTAACCACCGGAGTGATATTAGCTGCAGTAATTTCATCAGCGATGATTTTGGCTGGACCGTCAAAGCTTACAAGTCCATTTACTTCTTCCCATTTTGCAGGGTGAGAAATTGGCGTTTCTCCGGGCGCAGTGATTGCAACTGCACGGTAGAAATTACTGTCGGTGTATTTCACATAATCCCCAATAGCATAAGCACTGGCAGGATTAAATGCCGCGGCATCGCTGTGAAATTCCTGAAGCCAGAAATTATCATTGATTTCAGACGCCAGTTTCTCCATCTCACGAGCCCAGACCCATTGCGCAAAAGGAATGTCCTTAGCACCTGGCTGAATCATATCGCTCATGAAGCTTTCCAAGAGCCCTTCTTCTTCAGGGATGATTTTAAAGAGCTTCATCATGTCATACACGAAAAGCTTACGACCGCTGAACCTGCGTTCTACCCTTCCGTTTTCTTCTACCTCAACATCCAAAGGACGCATTCCAGCAAGGGCGGTAAATTTTGGAAGTAGCTTACCATGGCGACTGACCATCTTATCTGTGGTCAAGTCTTTCATGATGTCTAAGCCGTTCAGCATCTGATTGAGCATCGTCTTGCTGTTTTTACCAGCCCATTTGGCGATTGCCTCCACATCTGTGGTTGCTGCCATCATCAATGCGCCAGGCATATTCGGAGTAAAAAGTGCAATTGCCGAAATACCGGCAACGGCCACGGCAACGTCAATCCCCAGGACTACGTGCGCAAAACCTGACCCGAAAAGGATCAGTGTGGCGAGAGAAAATAAGGTGAGTATCCTTTTCATACGATTTTAGATCATTCCCAATGAAGCCTTCATTTCTGCCAACTGGGCATCGGCGGGGCTTTTAAATTCATCGGCTTCAGGATCAATAGTCTCTGGATCCTTATCTGCTTTTGGTTTTTTCTTACCATCTGCAGTAGTAGAATCCTTCAATTCCTGAAGCTCAGTATTGGTTGTAGAATGAGCGTCTTGCTCATCTTTAAGTGCCTTTTGTGCTGCGGACAAATCAGATTTGGCTTTCGCTAGATCTGATTGAAGCGTTTTCACGGTGGCATTTTCCGAAATCAATTTCGCAGCGTCAGCTTCGAATGAGGACGGAACAATAGACAAACCCGTGATGCCTTCGCCTTCCAGCTCTGCATTCACGGCATTGATATCCTCTTCAGATACCTCTTCTGATGTTTTCCCTTTTAACCCGCTAAGGGTGGGAAATTTGTTTCCAAACAGTGCCATATTAGATTGTGATTGTGATGTGCTTTTTTTGGTTCCTACCCGGTTGTAAACCGATAAGATTGCGTCTTCCATGGAGCCAATGCGATCGGCCAAACCGATTTTAATTGCTTCCTCTGCGAAGTACATTTTGCCAGTGAACGGATCACCTGCAGAGAGGTCGATTTTGTCGCCTCGATTGGATTTTATTGTATTGATAAAAGTTTCGGCAAGGAAATGCAGCTCGGCCTCTACCTTCTGGTAATTGCCTTTTAGTGCTTCCTTATAATCGCCGTTTTTGTCGCTTGATTGTGGTGCGTAGATCTGATGAATCTTGATACCAAGCTTATCGAAATATCCTTGGTAGTCTGCCAATTGGGTATAAACCCCAATGGAACCGATCATATCGGTTGGCTGACTAAGCAGGATTTCATCACAGCTGGAAATGGTCCACATTCCTGCAGAAGCGGCCATTCCATCATCAACAAATCCAGCTGTTGGTTTAGAACAGTTCCGGATCGCATCTGCAAACGTTGCGGTTCCATCTACCATTCCTCCTGGCGTATCATGAACGAAAATGAGCCCTTCGATTTTTGAAGAGTCTTGTGCTTCACGCACCCAGCGGGTCATGTCTGCAGATCCAGGAACGCCGCAGTTGTAATACTTGGAAATAGGCCCTACAACGGGAATCATGGCAATAGATCCTTTCGGTGCCTCGTCGAACGAACGGTAGAAGCTAGCGCGAACGGTACCGGCAGAGACATCAATCACGCGAGGCATGTTGATCAAGTCTTCCTGCATCCATTCCGGAGCATTATTCGGTAAAGAGGAAATAGGTTTTGAGGGATACGAAACAGCCTTACCCTCGAGAAGCGCGGCCACAAGAGCCAAATTGGCCTCCGCCCATGCCGGGTCTAAAAGCCAAGGTTTAGAAAGGATTGCTGATATGAGTCCGTAGTTCTGCACTTACGGAAACGAAGGTTATATCAGGATGAAAGGGGAAAAAGGACAGGGGATTAAATGGCATAGCAAGAATATTGATTCAAAAAAAACCTGAATGTTCACGGATACAACCCCTTGAATAGTGTGAAAGTCGGCCAGACCACATAGCACAAAGGCTCCAGCCTATTAAATGATGCATTTATTACAGGCACATGTCTTCAAACTCTTTCGTTTGACAAACCGTGCCAACAACTACACCTCAATAACCACAAGCCTTTGAGGTCTCCAACCGGCTAATGTTGACATTTTTAAAATACCCCACTTGTATAACAGATGTGTACAACTGAACATTGGAAGAATGGGTAATTAAGAAGAAACTTTGAGACGCGCTAATTACAACCTAACGCAAAGCGAAAAAATATTTAGACAAAAGAATATCGATAAACGAAAAAAACAAAACGACTCTCTATTTATATAAGTAAATCCACAGCCAGGAGGTGGGTTCAATAAACAGCCTTGATTCCTGGGCAAGGCAAAAAAAATAAACACAAAAATACCAATGTTTAAAAAGTTTAAAAAAGCACTCGGAATGCTGAACACCTCCGAGATGCTTCAATTGGTTCAAATTGGAATTGCCATCATCGCTCTTTTTCATATGAAGTGACAATTCTACTCATGATGGCACCGCTGGGTGTCTATTCTAAATCCACGACCCCCTATTCACAGTAGGGGGCGTTTTCTTTTCCAAATGTAGGCAGTTTCAGAATTTTTCCAAAATCTGCCCCTTCAAAAGATTATCAATATCCAGCTGCTCAACGATTGTTTGGATATAAACCAAATCAGAATCCTCTCCATTTTCTCCAGGTATATCAGAGATATCAAAGCTTCCAGATTCAGCCAGTTGATTGGCAATAGCAGCCTCCAAGGCTGGACGCTCCTTGTTAATACGTGAATCAAGCTTTTCCTGCAGAAACTGCGCGCATGAATAATCGATGCAATGAGGCTCGCCCTGGCGGTTGGTTGGATTGAAGTTGAGGTTGATTGTTTTCATGGCTTATAAGGAAGGAAATTTGTCCCTTCAACAATTTTTAGGTCCCAGATACTGTATTCTTCATTTAACACCGATCCGTTTCCAGGGCTGCCGGATCCTATATCAAAAAATTTCCCAACTGGAAAGGATGGGAGTGTCCTCAGAGTGCCGAAATAAAACGTCCAATGATCATTCAGAATTGCTTCAACATTGGGAGTATCGCAGATATCTAGGACAATTTTCACGGTAAGAGATACTCGTTTAGCCCAAAAACAATATGAATAATCCGTATTTGCCTCAATTGGTGGTGTTAGTTGCCTCAATTGAGCTCCAGCAGATGGATTAAATATCGAAGTTCTTTTGAATAAAGTAGCATAGCTAGTGCCGTCGGGGGCCAAAATAGCATTGGGTGTTCTTGTTGTTTGAGACGCCAAAGGAATCCAATTGGTAATCAAATCCCTTCCATTTAATACCAGGTCTACAAGCTTGGTATCCCATGAAATTCGGCGTGCAAAATCCATCGCATCACATGTAAAAACACCAGTATTTACCCCTTGGATCATGGCGTCTCATTAATTACGGTACACTGGGCCACAACATTGAAGAATTTCCCTGCAGATGGCACGGTCAAAATCCCGGCTACCAATTCCTGACCGTTTGCCAAGCGGATATACCTTTTTCCTTGGTTGCTAATTGGCAAGTTGGAAGCATTGGCGTTGCTGAGCAAATCGAACGGTAAGACCGTGCCATTGGTACCTGAGTTTGCCGGCACATTGAATATGCCTATAGGCATTAAATCTGCGCCATCGCGCAGGTAAATTGCCATCAATCTATTAACGGTATCATTGCTGACTACAAACAGACTATCCACCAAAGTGCCTTTCTGACTACCAGTGATCACAGCGAAAAGATTCGCATTCACATTATAAGTATGCGCTGAAGCTGCATCGGTAAACAGTAACGTACCACTTTCTGGTATAGTGCCAAATACGGGCTTGTTCTTTTCTTGTAATTCGTTCGCCATGTTTATAGAAGGTTACCGGTGATTGCTAAAGATGTCATGCAATAGGCATATTGCTCAAGTGTTTGGTTTGGACCGAGGTAGCCAATTTGCACCCATGTATTTCCTTGTTTCTCCCAAACAAGATTCGTTACATAATCAAAGTATCCATCACCATTCTTCCCTACTCCTGCTCCTGGTGGTGTTTCATTGAAATACCAAAACCCACCAACCGTATAAGCTACCCCGGGTTGAAATTGAGAGTCGATAACTGTGCTGTCAACCTGAAATTGTCCGAAATAGAAGGGTGGCGCTGTGCGGAACTCGCCACTGAACTCGAACTGATACCCTACTCCGCCTGTCTTATAAATGAAGCGCAGGCCTTTCTCCTGGGTTCCGCAAAGTTTGTACTTGCCATTATTGCTTTTCACGATGACGATAAAATCATCATGCAGCATTTCATCAAACAGTGCCAGGTATTCGGGTTTGTCGACCGGCACAATTCCAGAGAGTTTTACTGGGTACCTCACTCCTGCCTCTGTCCGCTTTGGATCATCACTGTATTCGAGTTTGCCGTATACAGAATATCCGGCATAGAAGGGCTGAGAGATAATCAAGTCAGTAGTGATAGCCTTCCCCTTCGCACGAGGCATGAGGGTGACAAATCTTTTTGGGATGAAAAAGAATTGCGAGTATCCAACTGTGTTGGCTTCGCCGTTGACCCGAGGAAAGCTATACATTACATGATTTATCTAATGACCCAAACATTACGTGGATTCAAAGATTCAGCGTGAGTAAGGCACAACAAAGGACAAATCCTCTTCTGGAATGGCATCGATATGCACGAAAAGGCAGCCTTTATGGATGAATGTCTTGAGCGAATTGCGGTATTTATTAAAAAAGGTGCGACGAGAGATGCCTTTGTAGGCAATAAAATCGGCTATCGGAATACCATCTGTTACCTCTTTTGCACACTTTGCACACTTTGCCCGTATTTTCGGGACAGCCTTGCGCACTTTTTTTTCTTCCGAATAGTCGATTTCTTGTGCCAGGCAAAAACGCTGAAGATCCTTTTTCACTGAATCGAAGCTTTTCGCCTCTTCCGATAAACCAAAGCGTTCGAGCACCCCATCAATAACCGGCTTCATCCTGAACTTTACATCATTGCGTCGGCAGCTTTCTAATTCGTCCAGGAATGCCGCACGGATCAAATCGCGAATGATGAGCTCCAGTGCCTGGTTCAATTCGATGATGGCGGAATTAGTCAGGGAGTTTTTTGCACGGAGCGCCTTTGCCCTGGACACAGGTATATGCATTTTCTTACTGAGACTTTCCGGCAACTCAATTGGAATTGGATCCTCCTCTCGTCCCTGCATAGCATGATACAGTTTCATGAATGTAGCATCCATGCCGCGGTTCTGGTAGAATTGGAATACCACCAAGGAACAAGGAAAAGCATGTGTGATTGAATTGCCAGGGCTCAACATGATTAACTGTATAACGAATTACACAATTATACATTATTACACAGATTCAAACAGATATACTATTCAACATATGAACAGCGGGTACTAACCATTGTCTAGTCCGGTTTCTTCAACGAGTTTTTGTACTCGACCACTTCCCTGAGGAGTTTTCCGAATTCCTCCAGGTTGGAGGTGCGCATAAGGAGGAGGTCATTTTCCGACAGCGTATTCAATTCACTTCGAAGTGCTACAAACCTTTTTACCATGGCCCTTTTTGTAGCCTGGATCATTTTGATGTCGTTGTCGTTCATACAGATTAGTGCAAAGCACGTATATTGTAAAGAAAATTCAATGGCTCTAGACTTTTCCGAAATCTATGATTCCTTAAAAACTAGGATTCGCAATCCTTTTTTTGGAACCTTTATTATTTCTTGGCTAATCATCAACTGGCACATCCCTATGGCATTGATAATGATGAGTCAAGAAGATGTACAGGCCCTTGGGCATAAAAACTGGATTTGGTTTATTGACTATCATTTACATTGGCTAAACGCATTTTGGAAGCCTGTTGGCGCTGCGCTTGTTGTCTCCGCAACTACACCATTCATTATATCTGGATACAGAATCTTAAAGTCAAGGGCTGAGGATTGGTTTATTTATGAGCAAAAGAAGAACCCTGAAAACAGACATGTGAAAATGGAAAAGTATCTTGAACTCTGGGAATCCTATGGCAAAAAATTAGACCAACTAGGTAGGGCAATTGAAGATGCGGAGATCTTTAAGAAAGAGCGAGAGAAGCTTGAAAAACTAACTGCCCAGCAAATAGATGATATACGAATTCTAAATAGAAAATTAGAAGATGAACAGGTAATGCACAACGATATGAAGAATCGGTGGAATGAGCAGGAATTAAACCTTGCGGCATTAAGTAGAAATGATATTTTTCCCGAGGTATTTCAAAAAGAATTCTTGTTTACGATATCATCCAAACAAGGCGTGGAGATGTCAAAACGATCTGTTCGAGTCGCAAGAAATACGATGTGGTTCGTAGGGCTAAAAGGAATAGGGAAAGAAAGAGAAGATTTTAAACTAATATTTTGTCACTTTTCTCCGGCTGATCACAGGCTCGTATTTATCGACCACGGGTATAATAATACAAGTCCTGAGATAAGATATTTTAATCTAACAACAAGGTTTTCCAATAGATTGACCGGAGTGATGTGGATAGGAAGCATACAATACACTGTTAGTTTTGAGATTAGCCAAAAAAGCGGCATTCCGAACATTACGTTAGACTGATTATTGCCCTTCAACAAGAAACCCTTTGTGCATTTCAATAGGAACTCTGTAAATACTGGGCTTTTTGCGTTTTCGCACTGTTGAAAATTGTTGAAAGTGTTTTCCAATATAACTATAAATCAATACTATATGAGCGTTCAATTGTTGAAATATTTTCAACAGTTTTGTTGAAATTTTGTCAACAGCTCAATATCTTTAAAGACCTATTAATCAAACATATAGTTTTGGAATTTCAACAATATTCAACAGCATTAAAATCAATAAACGAAGTAATATCAAGGCTTTCAGCATTTTTGCTCGTTCGTTTTTTGTTGACGCCCTGATTTGATTTTTAATTTATGTATATTCGATGCAAACCCTCGTATATGAAAACGCTCAAGGGCATTCTAATTTCTACAATTGTACTTTTTGCATTTGCTTGTGGTTCGAGCAACCAGGGAGATATTAATTCGACTTATCCTGAACCTTGGAAAGATCCAACTGGTGAAGAATATCAAAAAATAGGAAAAGCACTAGTTAAGAATAACATTACTGGATGTGGTGAATATTATGTTCGACTAAGCGCCGAAAACAAAGGTGAATATTTGGTAGCTTGTTCTCGAGATGGTGAGTCATGGAGCTATTATTTGGTATGGACTGGTATAGATGAGGTGAATGGGCCTTATTTAGACACAATTATAACTGCACCACGTTGATATGAGTGGAGGAATTAGACTTATCAAAGACCTCGACACAAAGAGAGTTTATCGGCTGAAAAATGGCGATCAGGTGACTTTAGAAATTTCGTTGGCTTATTATCAAATCTCGGTTCTCAATCCCACTAACGAGGAAGACTATGGCCAAATCATAATGGAGTTTGAAGACCTTGATTATGATAGGTATCTGATTTTATCAATGAATTCCCCAGCTCAACAAATAGGATTTGGCACAGCGGCATTGGAGTTCTTTAAAGATTATACCCAAGGACAAATCTATGCACGACCAAATGATGGAATCGTGAGAAATGACGGAAGTCATCTTACCAACAACGCTCCCATTTTTGTTGGAAAAATGAGAGCATTGGGCCTAATAGAAAAGGAAGCATGGGATTAATTCATCTATTCTCAGCTTTAAATACTTTAGGATATTCCTTCATCCATTTACGGCACATATAGGCCATTTTTTGGCGACTTGCCTCTGAGTTATCTTTTAATAAGTGCCTGGCCATATCTGTATAACTCATTCCTTTATTGAACAAGACTGCAGCTTCAAGCACATCGTACGGCGCTACTATATTCTTACTCACCATATCATAGATTGTGGAAGCAGACTTTCGGAAATAATCTGCGAGGAGAATCCCCCGCTCAATATGATCCTGGGTTACGTGCAACTCAATTGGAAAGGCGGTCATGTGGTTATTCCACCCGTAATAGGTTTCTATACTCAGGGCCCTGTCTGATATCGCTAGGATAGCAGCAAAGCGCTGAGCATACTCCTTTACCTTTCCAAAAATTCCACTCTCCGTTTCACGCTCAATGGCTTCCTGAATATGATTGATACGGCTATTATTCTCCCGTATCCATTCCTTTAGCACCTTCCCCGCTTCGCGCAATACAATACATTTCTTAGGATCATCAAAAGCACTTTCCACTGGAAGACTATGATACAATACTTCCAGGCTCTTATTATGAATTTGTTGAAATTCATCCGGCATCAATGCATCTGCATCGATGTCGGCAACGGTATCGATATAATTAGTAAACAGGATCCTGAAAACAAAACCGGTACTGTCTCGGTCGTTGGCGAAAAGCTTAGGCAGTATTTTACGTTGTATTCCTCCTAGCACATTAACAAATGGCCGAGGGTTATTAAATTTCTGTTTCCCTGAGCGGATTGGAGAATAAGCCCGGCAGTTCCAGGAACTTAGCCAAAATTGTTCGTCAGTTCCTTCCTTACCCCTGCTCATGGCATTCATGGAGTTAATCCATTCGAGGAGCTCGTCGTGGTACTTCATCAAGCCTTTGGGATTGTCGGGCATCACATGGCGCATGAGGGTTGCAATATGTATATCACGAAGAATCACTTGCCGCATGTTTTGATACTGTTTCTTTTCATCAGTCATGTTTGCAGTGGTTTCTTCCCATTCTTGGTCAAACTCATTTTGAATATCTGTAAGCGGCTTATAGATATAATCCATGGCTACCGATTTCCCTGAAGAACTCATTCCCGCCATACAGGCCCATACAGGCAAGTAGATCCGGCCTAGGTTAGTTTCTATGGCATAGGCTGTTCCGATGGCTGAGGAATAAGCGCTGAGTAGGCAAATCCCCACATAGTCTGCCGGCACGTCAAACTTCTCGACCATAAAGTTAAGAAAGGGTTTGATTTTGGGATGGAATACCTCCAAGGGGAATCGATTACCAGAAGCTTCTCTATGGTTAAGCTCATTCCTTAAATCATCATTACTGGCGGATGCCAGTCCGTTTTTCTTCGCGTAGTCTTTAAAGCTCATGCAAATTGTTCTTCGAGGGATTTAATTTTCGAAAGGTAATCGGAGGGCACTTGCATGGAAAAGCCCAAGGAAATAATGATGTTGGTACAGCGACGAATGGCCTCTCTCCTATCAGAACCGCTTCCTATTTCGCAGAATTTGAAAAGTTGATTGATGAGGGTATCGAAATAGATCATACGCTTTGATTTATTGATTCGAAGGGTAATATTCTCAGAGAACTGAGCCAGTGGTTTTAGAAGTTCATCCGGGTAATTAATTGATTTCAAATAGTGAAAACCCTGTTCTACAAGGCTAAGGCTATCAAGCTTGGAATTCGTATCAATGGGTTCTGGATCCTTCACCATTCCAATTACTTCCAATACTGCAGATTTAAAGACGTTACTTTCCAACGACTGCAGTTGTGTGTTGAGGAGGTCCAGAAATTTTTGAATGATGTCCCATTCTAAAACCAACAGACTCTGGTACTCCAAGTTTGCGGTACTAATAACATTGGCTACCAATTCACTCAGAAATACCCCCCACTTCATGCCAGGGGCAGAAGAAGGATACTTTTCTGATAAATCCCTTGAAAGGCTGAGGATATCATTTGGTTTGAGTGGGTAGAAACTTTGCAGCGTTTCAAAAACCAACTGATGCTCCTTGAGCAGGAAGTTTTGTGGCGTTAAAAACTTGGCGGCGACCTGGTACTTATCTTCAAGAAGAACTGCCCCTAGGACGGCTCTCTCAGTTTCAATTCTTAGTTCTTTGGTGATCAT